GGTGTCGCCCAACGCGGTGTGGCGGATGCCCAAAAAGATTCCTTACGGGGGGGCATTTCACTCTGTCAGTGGGTTGCAGGTGGGTCACCAGTGGGGACTGACGACTTTTAGTCACTTTATTAATCGAGCATTCAATCATAACTAAATGATTTTAATGACGGATAAACGAAACGCGCATCTTATCGCGCTTGGAGTTGCAGTGGGGGAACAGGCCGTGGGCGTCTGAGTTAACTGCGAGTTGGATGTTCCTCGCCCGCTTGCGCATAGCCTCGTGACTCTTGCCGTACATCTTAGCGATCATACGCGAGGACATACACCCGGGCAGACTAAGCGCCCAGCGGATGAGCTCGACGTGCCGGCGGAAAGCGAAGTCGTCGGTCATAGCCAGGGCATCGATAAAGGCCTTCAGCATAACGGCCACGTGATCTCGAGCGATGAAGGCGTCGACCTCGACATGTTGCTCCCGTGCCGCGGCGAGCGAGTCTTGCATCCATCGGACGTGCTCGTCTTTAATTTTGAAGACGTGCCGGCTCTGGACCATCTCGCGGTAAGGCAGCACGCCAGCGCTTCGCATCTTCTCTTGGTCCTTTTTGGATTGAGCGAGGAACCAAGCGTCGAACGACTGAGCCTCTTTGGTTGGAGCCGTGAGGTCATTGATGAGAGCCTTCGTCATTCGCCTGTGAATCTGTTGAAGGTTTCGACTGGGGCAATGTGCAAAGCATCAGAGCGCCTTGCATCTGTTCTCCCAAAGACCTGTCTTGATGTCCAATGAGAGATACCCCTTACGGACTAGGGTTCTGAAGAGGTTGGCCTCATCCTTGGCCCTTAGTCTTACGCGTGAGCCTGGGCTAATCATTTTAGCGTTAAGCATGATTTGGTCATAGCCGCGATGCATAGCGTCAAGCCATCTAGTCTTAGTCAGTGTCTCAGGCTGTCGCTGAAGCCAACGCTCAACGGCCTGCTGGATGATAGCCTGGTGTGCGGCGATAGTCATGCGTCCTGATGCTGACCTAGCCTCCATGGCTGGCCTAGTCATAGGGTTGTCCCATTGCTTCTGGTATTCCTTCAGAACGTCGATGCGCTTCTTTCTAGCGATCTGCTCTTTGACCCGGGCAGCTTCGGCCTGCTTAGGGTTTAACTTCTTACGGTAGTAGGCCACGTTCGTCAGATGCCTTTTGTCTTTCGAGGGGAGGGGGGTAGGCCGCCGATAAGGCGAGCCGTATCCCTTCCTCCCTCTCTCTTTGCATGTCCATGTAGAAGACATGGACTGCAAGAGAGACATAGATTTGTCATCGGTTTTGTCATCGGTTTTGTATCGGGTGGCATGGGCGGTTTAAGGGGGGTATGGGGGCTAGGTGGCGGGGGTGGTAGCCGTCACCCCTCCAAAGGGGCATTGGCAGACCAGCCAAGGGGGTCTAATAGCCCTCCGTAGAGTCAACTACGGGAGGCTGAGAGCGTACCCAGCGGATTTCACCGCGCTTAGGGGAGTGGCGAATGTAAATCTCGCCTACAGGGGCAGGGCTGACCCCATCGGTCATACCGGCACGGCTACGGCGCTTGGTCAGGCCGAGGCGGTAGATCTGCTCGTCGCCCTGGCATCGTTGGAGGCACGCAATTTCTCTCGCCCAGTTAGTGACCTCGGAACTCCCGAAAAGTTGATATGCAAGGTCGGCAGCCGTCTGGCCTTCCTTGTCCTTGGATGACTTCGGCTTCCCGGTGTGGTGCATGAATACAATGATGACGCCAGTCTCGTTAAGGATGGGCTGGATAATGTGGCGGAGGAACTTGGCGGCCTCGGCGGTCTCGGAGATGTCGGCGCCTACAAATGCCATAAGAGGGTCCACAAAAACGATTGTCGCTTGATGCTGGATGACGAGTTTACGCAGTACGTCGCCGAACTCCTTACCCGTTGCGACGCTCTCGCGGTAGATGAACATCCTGTCCTTTAGTTCGGCCTTCTGATCTTCGTCGAGGTACAGGCCATTGACTTGGTCCTGCATGCTCTCGGCTACGTCTCCGGCATCGTTCTCGGCTTGGATGACTAGCGTGCGCATTTTCATGCCGTCGTTGGTCTTGATGCCGAAGAAATCTTGCCCGAGCGTCCAGTTAATGGCGGCCTGCATCATCAGGGCCGACTTGCCGGTGCCAGCCTGACCAGCCATGACCAGGGAACCGCCGCGGCATAGCCAGCGATTGCCTAGCACGTTGGTAGGGTCAGCCTTGCGGTCGAACTTCATCAGCTCGTCGATGGGCATGCGCTGCGCACCCTGCCTAGGGCTGAGGCTCTTGCGCTTATCGGCTAGGCGGGCATAGTGCTCGATAAGGGCATCAGGTTCAGTAACCTTGGATGCGATGACGGAAGCCTCACGCATGAAGGCCGCGTCGGCAATCATGTCGATGTGCTCTTGACGCAGTTCGCCGAAGCCAGCGTAAGCCGTCAGGTCATTGATGAAGGGATAGTCGACAGATGAGCCTACTGAATGCAGATAGGCTGGCACCGTTGCCTCGTCAGCTGCCTTGCCGTCGGACTGAAGGTAGAGGATTGCGGCGGCGACATCTTGGTGCTTAGGCTCGAAGAAGTCGGATGGCTTGAGACTTAACGGGAAGGGTAGATTTTCACGGAGCAGGACGCCGAGGAGGTGGCGTTCCGCCGGCACGTTGTTCGGAGGAGTCATGGGAAGAGAGGTTTGGAGGTTTGGGGGCGTGGATGCCCTGCGTCAAATGTTTTAACGCCCTTTGGTTTTAGGCGGTGGGCCGAAGTGGTCGAGTAGGCGCATACGGCCTTTGGTGATGACGCGGAAACGCTTCTTAACGAGTACGCCAATCTTGACTGCCCGGTCAACATACAGGGAAGCCTGATGATTGGCGGCGAGGTTCCACTTCTTAGCCCATTCGCCACGGGTAAGAAAACCTTTGTCGGGCTGGACGGCTTGCATATGGATGTCGGCCATGACGGCCTTGAGCACGGGGTCGGCGCCGATACGCGAGTAGAGAAGCTTCTGTCCTTTCTGGCTCATTTGCTTTTCGGGTTGAAGACCTTGAGGTCGGTTGTCCAGACCCATCGGCTGCCGACGCGGTGTACGAGCCAGACCTTCCAGTCCTTGCCGTCGACCCAGCCAGCGGCGAAGCCTGAGCCCCAGCGTGAGGTTGCGAGGCGGTGCGATGCGTACGCCATTGCGTCCTTCTGGCATAGGCACCCAGCGGAGAATGCGGCGCCTCCTTCGGCCTTGGTCAAGTTAACCTGGCTAAGTGTGTGGGTGTGCCCGTGGATCAGAGCGCCGCCCCGGTCAGCGTAGTGTTTGCCCTGCTCGGGCGTGGCGTTCAGGCCGTGAGCGTAGCCATGCACAAAGGCGACCTGCCCAAGGCGGTAGACTCCCTTTTCGGCGTGGTAGGGGAGGATAGTCTTGGCTCCGCAGCTCTTCGCGGTGGCACGGATGCGGGCGTCGAGGTCGGCACAGTAGTCGCGTACCAGGGCGGAGGCCGAGGTATGCTGGAGGGCGGTCGCCCGGTGTTCGTGATTGCCCATCAGGTAGACAGTGGGCTTGGTGCGGGCTAAGAAGTCTTCGCCGGCCTCGACGTCAGCAATGAGGGACTCAGCGCCTTCGGCATCTTGGCCAGCGCCGCGACGGAGTGATCGGAAGTCGAAGCAGTCGCCGAGGTGTACGCGGACGGACGGCTTGTAGTCCTTGATGAATTCGCAAAGAGCCTCGACGGCGTTCTCGTCGGCCATGTCGCCGTGATTGTCGCCGAAAGCGACGAAGCGGATGGGGGTGCTCATATGTTATTCGGTAGGAATGGGGAGGCCTTGGTCATAGGCCTTAAGCATCACGTCACGGCGCCGGCGGGCGTGCTCGAGGTCGCCCCCAAGGTTCTGGAGGATGTCGGTCTTGCGGCGCCGTAAGCGGAACCACCAACAGTCGCCGAGTTTCTGGAGGTGATGATTGGGGTTCTCGGCCTTGATGATTGGGTCGCGGCCGTCCCGACCTGCCCGGGTGTATTTCGGGCACGCGAGCAGAAAGTCGATTCGCTCCTGGCTAAGACCTGCACGGCGAGCCCATTGGATACGCTCGTCTAGTGACAGGTATTCCTCCATGGTCAGAGTCGCCATGTCTTTGCGATATAGCGGCCTTCCTGCATGATGGCGTTTCGAGAGTTAGGAGCAAAGGTCATCTCGAGGTCGAAAGCGTACCGCTCGCGGATTTCCATGATGCTGTCGAGCTCTTCGGAGTTGGCGGCCTCAACGCCGGAGGTCGAGACGTAGATCGTGCGCACCTTCCAGCCGAGGTCGTGCAGGATGGTCTGCGACACTTGAAGTTCGTTGAGATACCGCCAGTCACTGCATACCACCGTTTCCGGCGCTTGCTCCCCTGGCGTCATTTGGATGGGGCAATAGTAGGCGAGGTTTTTGGCGAAGATGTCCTTATCGATTGACCGGGCAAGCCGTCCAGCTGCGACAAGGAAGTCGCGGTTCTTAACCTTAAAGGCCTCGTTGTGAAAGTTGCCCTCGAGGTTGAGGCTCATCAGATAGTCATTTGCCGCGTCTTTTAAATAGTCCGCGAAGCATTGCTTACGCGAAGGCCTCGTCGCCCATTCGAGAATGCCCGAGGCAAGGGTGTCCTTCCCGGCCCTGGCGTAGCCGCAGATCAGGACAAGAGTCGGGGCGGCCATGGGCGTGGGTGCTTCAGTCACGGCCGTTTAATAGGGGACGTCTTCGGGGTTCGGCAGGTCGTTGACGACGGGCTTTTGGGAGCCCTTCGGATACGAGAGCTTGTATTTGTATTGGGCCTTCCCGTTGTATTCGCCACTGGCTTCGCACTCAACGCCGACGAGCAGGGTCTGGCCGCAGGCGGGTTCAAGGTATTGCAGGTACTCGGCAGCCGTAGCGTCGAGCCTGATCTCCTCGGTGAACTTGCCGGAGTACTTGCCGACGAGCATGGCGAGCGCCTTGCCGTATTTGGTC